AGGCAAATATGTAGAATCAGCAACAACCAAGTTTGCAGGTATAGCCAGAGATGCAGATGACTCAGGCAAGTTTGTTTTATTTGATGGATTGCAAGCAGAGCCAACAACCACAGTAAATACAAGTGGAACAGGATTCAACAAACAAACATTAAAGGCAAACATTGAAGGTAATCTTGCAGGTTCACCAACAATTACAGCCGCTACGATAGCCACTAGTCTGGATATGAATGGTAATGAGTTAATTCTTGATGCAGATGCTGATACGTCAATTACAGCAGATACAGATGATCGGATTGATTTCAAGGTTGGTGGTTCTGACGAATTGCAACTTACTGCAACAGAGTTAAAACCTGCGACAAATGCAGGTCAAGATTTAGGAACATCATCACTCAAGTTTGGAAATCTTCATATAAATTCTCAAGTCAATACCGCTACAATATCTGCATCAAGCCAGATTACATCTACACTTTCTACAGGCACAGCACCGTTTGTCATAGCTTCTACCACAGCCGTATCAAACCTCAATGCTGATTTATTAGATGGGCAACACGCTCCATCAGGAGATATTGTTGGCACAAGTGATACGCAAACATTAACTAATAAAACTCTTACAAGCCCTGTTCTTACGACCCCACAAATAAATGATACAAGTGCAAATCATCAATATGTTTTCGCAGTTTCTGAATTGGCGGCAGATAGAACTGTGACATTGCCATTGCTAGGGGCAGGAGATACTTTTGTTTTTGCCAATCATACTCAAACATTAGATAATAAAACAATAGATGGAGGCACTTACTAAAATGGACAATCACACCATGCTAACTGCTATGGTAGCAAGTCACGAACAGTATTTGGGGGAGTTATTAGGAAGATATATTGAGGCACAAGCAAAATTAAGAATTGCTTCACAACAGATAAAAGAATTTGAAGAAGCAAAAGTATTGTTTGAAAAACAACAAGAACAAGTAAAAGAAGCGCAAGCTACTCTACAGGCGGTATCATCAAATAAAGATGCGTTTGAGCAACAGAACACAAATTTGTTAGAAACTGTCAATTTTGTGAAAAGGCAAATAGCAGATTTAAAAACTGATCTGCAAGTAGAAAAAGAAACACGATTGAGGTGGGAAGAGAGATACAAAGCCACACTCAAAAAAAGAGGTAGACCTAAAAAGGAAGATTGAGGTGCTGAGTGGCGAACACAATCCAAATAAAACGCTCATCAACAGCATCAGATACCCCATCTGCAAGTGATCTTGCGGTTGGCGAATTAGCCGTCAATACAGCAGACGCAAAACTATTCACAAAACATACTGATGGCACTGTTAAAGAATTAGCAGGTGGTGGGGGTGGTGGAGGTGGATCAGTAGCACTAGATGACATCACGACAGGGGATGCCGCATCTACGCTTGCCACAACAGCAGGGAATATAACGATTGATGCTCAAGGGAATAACACAGATATTATTTTCAAAGGCACAGATAATACCGCTGATATAACTTTTTTGACAATGGATGGAAGTGAAACAACTTTGCTACTAGGCGAAGGTGTTAAAATTCAATCTCAACAAGTCGGTGGTACAAAAAGAGCCAGTTTAGAATTTGCTTCTGTTTCTACCACTACTTCCATGATCATCCCAAATGAAAATGGCACTTTAATCTTTAAAGACCTCTCAGATAATGTACAAATAACAAGCACCAATACAGGTGCTTCAGAAGACCCTACACTTGAATTGTATAGAAATAGTTCAAGCCCCACTGATGGAGATGTTTTAGGAGAAATTCATTTCTTTGGTAATGATGAGGGTGGAACTAAAACAAAGTATGCTGAAATTAAGTCTATTGCAGGTTCAGAAGACAATGGAAATGAAAGAGGGCAACTACAATTCAACCTTGTTCAAAATGGCACAGAAGATACTCAATTCATGAGTATGGGTTTTAACCTAATACAATTTTTTAAAAATCCAATTCTTAGACCTAATGTAAATATTCAATTTGAAGGCTCATCAGATGATGCAAACGAAACAACCCTGACTGTTACTGACCCCACAGCAGACCGCACTATTACATTACCTGATGCCACAGGTACAGTTTTGCTTGCCGATGGAGATGGCTCTAGTCTTACCAACGTAAACGCTACCACCCTTGATAGCGTAGACAGTACATCCTTTTTACGCAGTGATGCGGCAGATACTAAAACATCTGGTGACTTGACCTTTAGCGATGATGTTAACGCAATATTTGGTGATGGAAGTGACTTATCAATACGTCATATTTCTAGTTCTGGTCACAGTTTAATAAGTGAATCAGGTTCAGGAAATTTATTTGTACGAGCAACTAATTTAACTTTAGATAGTGCTGATGGTGAACCTTATTTGAGGGGAATTGCGAATGGCGCAGTAGAGCTATACCACGACAACAGTAAGAAGATAGAAACAACAAGCACTGGTGTAACAATAACAGGAAATCCATATATTATTGGTGACCAAATGGTTTTTGAGGGGGCAACTTCTAGCAGTCATGAACTTTTTATTCAAATAACCGACCCCACAGCCGATAGAACGATTACGCTACCTGACCAGACAGGCACAGCTATGGTGGCAGTATTTTACGACTCATATCTTTCATCAAACCAAACACTTTCCACTTCTTATTCCACGATTGATTTTGATACAAATAGACAAAATTCAGATACAGAAGTTTTTAGTGAAAGCGCAGGAGAAGTCACCATTGCAAAAGCAGGGGTATATTTAATGATGTTTCAGCTTACAATCGGCAACACTTCCACATCACGTTCAGAGGGAATTATGCGGTTACAAAGAAAAGCATCAGGGGGCAGTTTCGCAGAAGTTGCAGGATCAACAGCGCAAACCTATCATAGAAACAACGCCCAAGATGCAACTGAAGGTTCTGTGACTTTGATGTACACTGTCACGGCAGGGGATGTTTTCAGAGTGCAAGCGAAAAGAAATTCTGGTAATGGTTCTTTGAGGGCAGATGGAAATGGTTGTAGATTTAATATAATGGCATTAAAGATAGGGTAAGATGACAAGAGATATTACAAGCGCATTAGATACAGAGTTTAACACAAGTGCTGTTAGACCTTTTTTTGCCGTTCTTCTTGATTTCGAGGGCGATCCTGTTCGTTTGTGGACAGGGCTTGGAACAATAACCTTTGGGGGTGTTTCCTATATTGGAGGTGGGAATGTTCTAAATATTGCACCTGTAAATGAAACAGGTCAAATACAGGCAAATGGTTCAACAATAACTATATCTGGCATACCTTCAGATTTAATATCTGCGGCATTGAATGAGAATTATCAATCACGAAATGCAGAAATTTATTTTGGTGCATTAGATAGCAACAATGCGGTGATAGCCGATCCATACATGATATTTAAAGGGTTTATGGACGTTATGTCTATTGCAGAAGATTCTGAAACAGCAACCATGTCAGTGAATTTAGAAAGTCGATTAATACGTTTAGAAAATTCTAAATTAAGAAGATTTACAAGCGAAGATCAAAAAATAGATTTCCCAAACGACCTAGGGCTAGACCTTATAGCAGATTTACAAGAAAAAGAAATTGTATGGGGTAGGTAATGGGATTTTTTGATAAATTTATAAAAGCTCTTACAAAGCCAGAAACTCTTATACAAGCCACCCTAATGACCGTTATGACAGGCGGTTCTGGTTTTATGGCAAGTCTAAGTAAGGTTTCCCAATTCGCTGTTTATGCGTCTGCAAGCGCGGCAGGTCAAGCCTTAACACCAACTCCAAATTTACCTGATTTTTCTGATTTTGCTTCTATTGGCAATCAAAGAACCCAAATGATAAAACAGCCAACTTTCCCAAGAAGGGCAATTTATGGAGAGGCAAGGGTTTCTGGTGTTTTAGCACACGCAGAATCTACACAAAATGATAAATTTCTTCATCTTATTATTATGATTGCAAGCCATGAGGTGAACGCCATTGGAACAGCAAGTGGAAGCAACACCACAGGAATCTTTATAGGTGATGAAGAAATAACAATTGATTCGAATGGGGATTGCACATCACCATCAAAATTTGCCAATAAAGTAAGAATCTATACACATCTTGGATCAGATAACCAAGCGGCAGATACAAACCTTGTTTCAGAGTCAGCAGTTTGGTCAGATCAACATAGATTGCAAGGCATAGCCTATGTTTATGCTAGACTACAATTTGATAGAAATGCGTTTGCAAGTGGTTTACCGAATCTTTCTTTCAAAGTGCAGGGTAAGAAAGTTTACGATCCAAGAAATACGACAACAGCCTATTCTACAAATCCTGCTTTGTGTATTCGTGATTATATTTTAAATTCACGTTTTGGTTTGGGCGCATTATCCTCAGAAATAAATGATACTGATTTTACCACAGCCGCAAACATATGTGATGAAACAGTGAATCTAAAAGATGGGGGAAGTGAAAGTAAGTACACTTTCAATGGCACAGTTGAAAGTTCACAATCAGCTAGAAGCAATCTTACTAAAATGATAACAAGTTGTGGTGGTCTTATCTATTATTCCAATGGAAAATTTAGTTTAAAAGCCGCCAAATATGTAAGCCCATCTTTAACTATTTCAGAAGGTGATATAATAGGCAATCTTTCTGTGACAACACGAAAAAGTAAGAGGGATAACTTTAACGCGATAAAAGGAATATTTGCGCCAACAGAAACTAATTTTATTCCTGCTGATTATCCTGCGGTGACATCAAGCACATTTGAAAACGAAGATGGAGAGCAAATTTTCATTGATTATGATTTACCATTTACCACATCTTCTTCAATGGCTCAAAGATTAGCCAAGATTCAGTTATTTCAAAATAGGCAACAGATATTATTACAGTTTGGCGCAAATCTAAAAGGTTTTAAACTTGCAATTGGCGATACGTTTCAATTTACCAATGCCAAACTAGGGATGACAAATAAAATATTTGAGGTCGTGGAATGGGGGTTTCAAGCAAGCGCAAGTGATGTTGGAGTAAATATTGTAGCCAGAGAAACAGCAAGTTCAGTTTATGATTGGACGGAATCTGTAGATGAAGCTAGTTTTCAACAAGATAACACAACATTGCCTGACCCATTTACAATAGAAGCCCCTAGCTTGAGTGTGTCTGATGAGTTACAGGTTTTTAATGAAAAGGCTCTATCTGTTTTGGTTGCACAACCAACATCTGCAAGTGTTTATGCAGACCAGTTTGAGGTAGAAGCAAAGAAAGCAACAGATGCTAATTTCATAGCGATAGGAACTTCTGCTTCAAATAAATTTGAGTTGGTTGATGTGGAAGATTCAGCAACTTACGATGTAAGAGCAAGAGTCATTTCAACAATAGGGGTAACATCTGATTTTACCACTGTTCAGCATCAGGTAGTTGGTAAAACAGCGTTGCCATCAGATGTTACAAACTTTTCAGTCAATATTATAGGCACAGAAGCACATCTCGCATGGACACCTGTTTCTGATCTAGATTTAAGTCACTATGTAATACGCCATTCAAGCTTGACTAGCGGTGCTACTTACTCAAATAGTGTTACCCTTGCCGAAAAGGTTTCACGCCCTGCAAACACCGTTGTAGTCCCTGCAATCACTGGAACATATTTTATCAAATCTATAGATAAATTAGGCAATAATTCTCTGAACGCTTCAAGCCAAGTTGCATTGATTGAAAGCATAAAAGGGTTAAACGCAGTGGCAACCTCAACACAAAATCCTGATTTCAGTGGCGCAAAGACAAATGTAGCGGCAGTTGAGGATGGATTGGTTCTTTCAACTCAAGGTTTATTTGATGCGGCAACAGGAAATTTTGATGACGCTACTGGTTTGTTTGATGGAGGCGCAGATGCAGTGCATCTTACAGGAACTTATGAATTTGATAATTTTGTTGATTTAGGTGCTGTTTATACAAGCAGAGTTTCAACAGATATTTCTGTGACTCGTGTTGAATATGCAGATTTGTTTGATTCTGCAACAGGTTTATTTGATGATGGAATAGGAAATTTTGATGGCGATGTTCAAGCATTTGATGATACAAATGTAGAAGTACAAATAGCAACCACAGAAGGTGATCCGAGTGGTTCACCAACTTATACTGATTTTAGAAAGTTTTTTGCAGGTGATTACAAAGCAAGAGCATTTAAGTTCAAGGCGATACTTACAACTACATCCACCACAGCATCCCCAAAAGTAGGGACATTGAAAGTTACAATAGATATGCCTGACAGAGTTATAGCTGAATCTGATTTATCAAGTGGAACAGGTACAAAGACAATAACCTTTTCACCTGCATATAAAACTTTATCAGGAATAGGAATAACAGCACAAAACTTATCATCTGGAGATTATTATGCTATAACTAGTAAATCAGCAACAGGATTTACTATACAGTTTTTTAATAGTAGTAATGCAGGAGTAAATCGAACCTTTGATTATGTTGCAAAAGGGTTTGGGGAAGTAGCGGCATAGGAGAAACAAATGGCAACTCATGATTATGTTATTGCAAACCAATCATTTCCAAATTTTAGAAGTGATTTGAATAATGCTCTTTCAGCAGTTTCTAGTAATAATTCAAATGGAACAGCACCATCAACAACATTTGCTTATCAATATTGGTATGATACTGGTAATAATATTCTCAAAATAAGAAACGCAGATAATGATGCTTTTATAAGTTTGTTCACGTTTGACCAAAGTGCAGATACTGCAAGCCCAACAACCATCAATATTGCATCGGATACAACACCACAACTTGGTGGAAATTTAGATGTCAACACAAAAAATATTGTTTTTGGAGATAGTGCAAGTGCTTCTGATGATCGTCTTACTTTTGGAGCAAGCACAGATTTATCAATTTATCATCACGCAACGAATGGAAGTTTTATTGAAGATACAGGCACAGGTAATTTGACAATTATTTCAAGTCAATTAGATATTAAAGGCACTTCAGAAACAATGGCAAAATTTATTGATGATGGTGCGGTCGAACTTTATCACAATGATTCAAAGAAAGTAGAAACAACAGCAAATGGAATCACAGTTACAGGAACAGCTCTGGCAACCACAGATACGGATACAACCAACACAGGAAATGTCACATTAGATTTTGCAACCAATCAAAATTTTGTTCTGACGCTAACAGGAGATGTTGATTTACAAAACCCATCCACTGAGCAAGTAGGTCAATCAGGATTCATAGCATTCATTCAAGATGGAACAGGAAATCGTCAAGTTTCAATACAAGGGGATTATGAAATTGCAGGGGGTGGTTCTTCTTTAGATTTATCAAGCACAGCAGGAGCAACTGATTTAGTTCCATACGTAGTGATAGCCTCAAATAGAATTTTACTTGGAACACCACAGAAAGCGTTTGCGTAATGTCAGGAATATTTGGCGCATCTCACTTATTCTTTTCTGGAAAGTCAGATTTTTATGAATATTTGGTAAATGATTCTTTGCGTTTTGATGATGGTAGCACAGCAAATTTAAGTAAAACATTAGGCAGTAGTGGAAATAGAAAAATATGGACATTTAGTGTGTGGGTTAAACACTCTGCTTTAACTTCTACTTTTCCAGTGTTTCTAGGTTCTTTTGTAAATACTCAAAATTATGGACTGATTAGATTTGATTCTAGTGGGAAAATAAATATCGTCAGTAAAATAGCAGATGCTAACGGTATTAATCTTTCTACTACCGCACTTCATCGTGATGTAGGTTCTTGGTATAATATTGTGGTGGCGGTTGATACTACACAATCTACTAACACAAACCGTGTTAAACTTTATGTGAATGGTAATCAAATAACTGATTTTTCAACATCAACATACCCCTCACAAGATTACAGCACTATATTTAATTATAATATCTTACATTATATTGGAAGATATGGCGGAAGCACCACAGGTAACTTTGATGGATACATGGCACAAGTTCATTTTATAGATGGACAACAGTTAAATCCAACAAGTTTTGGAGAAACTAAATCAGGTGTGTGGATTCCAATTGAATACACAGGTTCTTATGGCAGTAATGGTTTTAGATTAGAGTTTGAAGATAGTTCTGACATTGGCAATGACACAAGTGGTAACAATAATGATTTCACTCCAACCAATGTCACAACGCATGATGTTGTTCCAGATAGTCCAACTAATAATTTTGCTACTTTATCTGCATTATCAAATTCTGGCATGACATTGAGTGAAGGCAGTTTGAGAGTTACAACAGGGAGTACTACTTTAGTTATCTGTAGCACAATGGCTGTTAATGCCAGTGGTCAAAAGTTTTATTTTGAGGCAAGGGCAAACTCTGTTGGTAATGGAACAGCCATAGGCATAGTGAAGGCTTCAGTTGGTGGAACAAGAAATTATAGTTATGCACAAACAGGTTCTATATATTATAGTGGCACAAGCGGTGCTATATTTAGCAACATAACAGGTGCAACAGAAGTATCTGGCGCATCATACACTGATTCAGATGTTATCGGTGTAGCGGTTGACGGAGTAAATGGTACAGTACAGTTCTTTAAAAATGGAGTTAGTCAAGGCACTGTCACAGAGGCGACTATTGGAACTGAAGATTATTTGGCTTATTTTGTTAACGCATCAACAAGTGGCTCTAGTGCCGTTCAATTTAATTTTGGACAAGATAGTACATTTTCTGGTTTAGAATCAGTAGCTTCAAATGCTGATGAAAATGGAATTGGAGCGTTTCATGAATCCGTTCCATCTGGGTTTTTAGCGTTGTGTACAAAAAATTTTGCAGAACCATCTATTACACCTTTAGATGATGATCTTCCAGAGGATTACTTTGACACACAATTATGGACAGGAAATGGCTCAAGCCAAAGCATATCTAGCTATCAGTTTGCGCCAGATTGGATTTGGATAAAAGAAAGAAACAGCTCATCAAGTCATTATGTTGTTGATAGAGTCAGAGGGCTAAATGCAACTTTACAGACAAACTCTGGGGGAGTTGAATTTGAAAATACAGTCAATGTAACAAGTTTTGACAGCAATGGTTTTACACTTGGCAGTGGTGGCACGACTAATCAAAATAACAACACTTTTGTTGGTTGGAGTTGGCTTGCAGGAGGTGCATCATCAAGTAATTCAGCAGGAGACATAACAAGCACTGTTTCAGCAAATACAGAAGCTGGGTTTAGCATAGTAGGTTATACTGGAGATGGTACATCTGCTACTAGGACTATAGGGTGTGGATTAACAAAGAAACCAGATATGGTGATACTTAAAAATCGAACTGAAGATAATGTTACGGATGCTTGGTTTGTTTGGCAAAAATCATTTGGAACAGCATCACCATCGAAGTATATGACTTTGTTTAATACAGATACCGTAGCGGCATCTAATGTATTTGTTGATTCCTCATTTTCTGATAATAATGGTAACGCATTGTTTGCTGTTGCAGGTAGTTATAATGGCGTTAATAAAACAGGAACGACATATATTACATACTGTTTTCATGAAGTTGATGGATATTCTAAATTTGATAGTTACCAAGGAAATGGACTCGATGATGGTACGTTTGTTTTCACTGGTTTTCGTCCTGCATGGGTTATGTTAAAACGCTCTTCAAGTGGTGTTAATGCCAGTTGGGTAATTCTTGATAAAGAACGTGATCCTATAAATCCAACAAGTAGAGGAATATTTCCAAATAGTACGACTACAGAAGCATCAAGCACACTTAGAAATGTAGATTTTCTATCAAATGGCTTTAAATTGAGAACAGACCACAATAACATCAATGGGGGTGGTGGTATATACATCTACATGGCATTTGCTGAAATGCCAGTCAAATATTCAAATGCGAGGTGAGTATGTGGAAATATGGATCACGAATAATAAAAGAAGGTAGAGCTTGGACGGATGATGAAGGTTTTACACATCCTCGTTTATGGATGCGTTGGAGTGCGGAGCGTAAAGCACAAAAAGGTTTGGTATGGCATGAGCCAGAAGTAAAGCAATCAAACTCAGAAGAAGAGGGAGAATAGTATGTCAGGCTTAACCATTGTCACGCCCCCAAGCATTGAACCGCTTACAAACGCTGAAACAATAAATTATCTTAGACTTGATTCTGGCGTAGATAATATGTTGGTTGAATCATTAATTACAACTGCAAGAAATTGGGTTGAAAATTATACCAATCGCACACTGATAAACACTACATATAAATTATCATTAGATAATATTTCTGAGTTTGATGTACCATTGAAAGAAGGCTTTTATACAGGAGCGTATAAAACACCCTATGTTGATTATATTTCCTTACCTCGCTCACCCATATCAAGTGTTACCCATGTTAAATATTTCAATGATTCAGATACCGAAAGCACATGGGCAACATCAAATTATTATGTTGATACCGTGAGAGTTCCTGCAAGAATTGTCCTTAGAGATGGGGGTTCGTTTCCAACTGATTTAAGAAAAGCCAACGGATTGGAAGTAACGTATGTAGCAGGGTATGGTGCAAATCGTTCTGATGTACCTGAGGCTATTAGAACAGCGATGTTACAATATATAATTAATTTATATGAGCATAGAGGAGATGATGAGGGACGAGCGTTGAATGCCCCTCAAATGGTCACAAGTTTACTTCAACCCTATGTGGTGATGGCTTATGGAAGTTCTGCTTTTGAGGGTGGTTATTAATGGCAGTTGGTAAAATGCAACACAGATTGGCTTTACAAGTTCCATCACGCACTGATGATGGGGGTGGTTCTGGTCGTGTCACTTTTTCTACTATCGCAACCGTTTTTGGAAGAATTGAAGCAAAGGGTGGTGGGGAAAGATTTTTTGGCGATCAAAATGAAGGGCGCACAACACATCTCATAACCATACGCTTCCGAAGAGGTTTGACGATAAAACATCGAATTGTTTATCAGTTCACTTCAGAAAATGTTTTATACACACGCACGTTCAATATTAAGCGAATAGAAAATAAAGGTGAAAGAGATAAATATCTTGAAATCATGTGCGAGGAAGGCGTTGCAACGTAATGGCAAGGGTTACTACTAGAGTAATTAATAAAACACGCTACAAGTCCGTTATATCGCAATATACAGCAGATATAATTGCTTTAGTAGGTGAGGCAGGTAATCTAGTTAGAAATACGGCTGTTGAGTCCATTCAACAAGGAGCTAAATCTGGAGTTGTTTATGAAAAGTATAATCCACGTAGAATCCATAGGGCATCATCCGCAGGAGAACCACCTGCAACAGATACAGGTTTTCTAGTTAATAATATTTCCTTAAAAATAGATACTGATGGTTTAGGTGCATCAGTTGAAAGTAGGGCAGATTATTCAGCATTTCTAGAATTTGGTACATCAACAATGGCGGCTCGACCATTCATGCAACCTGCACTTGAATCAAATAAGGCGAAAATAAGACGTTTACAAAAAAGAATTATAAAGGCTAAGTAATGGGATTACACAGTTGGCAATTACAGAAAACTATATATAGCACTTTGGAAAGCGCAAATATAACGGATGAGGCAGGAAATGCTATCACAGGTGTGTTTGATGATGTTCCAGAAGGTACAGACTATCCCTACATCGTTATTGGTGATGATACGGCTACAAATATTTCAACCAAGGATAAAGATATACATGAGCATACTTTGAATATACATATTTGGTCGCAATATCGTGGAAAGCGTGATATAAAGGAAATTATGGGAAGAGTATATACAGCATTAAATGATATTTCTTTTTCTGTAAGTGGTGCGCTTGGCATAAATATCAAGCATGAGTTTGATACGGAAATTGTCGAGGGTGATGGTATAACACGGCATGGCATCATGAGATTTCGTGCAGTAGTGTCAGATAGTTAAAAGGAGTTAGACATGGCGGCACAAAAAGGTTCAGCCCTATTGATGAAAATAGGCAACGCAGGATCACCAGAAACATTCACAACAATCGGTGGTATGCGCTCAACAAGTATGACACTCAATGATGAGATGGTTGATGTAACGAATAAGGACTCATCGAGAGCGAGGACATTACTAGCTCAAGCAGGTGTAACAAGCATGACTGTATCTGGGTCTGGAGTGTTTACAGATTCAGCATCAGAAACAACTCTACGCTCAAAATATGATGCATCAAGTTTGGGTAATTATCAATTTTTGATTCCTGATTTTGGAACATATACTGGGGCATTTCAACTAACATCATTAGAGTACGCAGGTGAATACAATGGTGAAGTGACATATTCGTTCACATTTGAATCTTCTGGTGCGCTCACTTTTGCTACAGTGTAATCTAATGAGTTGGGAACAGGTAAAAGCCACAATTGATGATACCGATTGGGTAGTCTCAAAAAAGCTATCTGATGGTAATATTTTGTGGTGTTTTCCATTTGCATCAGAGATTGATGAGGGTGGGAAGTTCAAAAGCGGTGGCAAAACTCACACAGCAATTTCAGTTGAGAATGTTGCTGATCGCAATGAAGAAATAATTGTTTTAACAAAAGGGGTCAATGATGGCAAATCCAAAGCGAGGAGAACTGGAGATAATCTTAGCGGAGAAGAAGTTTAACGGAAGAATTACACTTGATGTTGTGCAAAGAATTGAGATGGGTCTTGATTTGGGTGTTGTGGAAATAGCTCAACAACTTTCTCAAGGTAAACTTAAAATGAATGAAATATCATTTATTTTACATCCCATAATAAAAGCAGGGGGTAATGATATTTCAGAAAAAGAAGTTGCAGAATTATGTTGGAAAAATGGATTGAGCAATACTCTCTCCATTATTGCACAAATTGTAACATCAATTCTTGATCCAAGTGGTGAAGAGGGAAACGAAAAAGAGGCGGCACAGTCAGTATAGATAAATTGCCTTGGGATGATTGGATGCAGATGGCTCTTGGAAAAATGGGTATTGAACCTAGGGTTTTTTGGGATATGAGTTTTCCAGAGTTTTATGCGGCAACAACAGGTTTTGCAGAATTTCATTCAGATGGGAAGCCGCCCCCAATGTTCAAGGATGAATTGAAAGATTTGATGGAAAGGTATCCAGATTAAATGGCGGCAACAACAGTAGACACCCTGCTCGTCCGTATAGAAGCGGATATGAGCCAATTAAGAAGGCAACTTTCCAACACACAAAGGATAACAGCTACCTCAGGCGCACGAATGAGGCAATCAATGGATATTGCGTCTAGAGGTGTCAGTAATCTCACATCTGCATTTTTTAATCTTGGTTCAGTTATAGCAACTCTTGGTATAAGTGCATTGGGATTCCAAGTTGTAAGAGCAAGCGCAGAAATGGAAGATTTGAGAGCTTCCCTTAATTCTGTTTTTCAATCAGCAGAAGGTGGGGAAGCGGCATTTGATTTTATAAATCAATTTGCACAAAGAACGCCATTTGATATCCAAACTTTATCAAGAGCCTTCATACAACTTGGCGGTGCAGGAATAGCTCCTACAGAAAAATTATTAACGACTTTTGGTGATGCGGCTTCTGTTACAACTGATAAGGTTCGTACATTTGAAGCATTAATTAAGGTTTTTCAACGGTCTGTTGGTGGTGGTTTAGGACTGGAAGAATTAAACATCATTAATGAAGCAGGGATACCTGTTCTTAAAATTCTGCAAGATGAGTTAAATTTAGCCCGTCAAGATATAGCAGAGTTTGGTCAATCTGCTGAAGGTGCGGCAATAATCATGGAGACCTTGAATAAAGGTCTTGATGCTCGTTTTGCAGGTGCGATGGCAACAGCATCACAGAATTTATCAGTTAGGTTATCTAATCTTGGCATAGCGGCAAATAACACTTTACTTGAAATAGGTGAAGGCGGTTTGAATGATGCCATAAAATTAACAACAGATAACCTCACTTCAGCACTCACTGAAACCAATAATTTTGCAAGAATACTTGGCTCTGCTCTTGGCAGAGCATTAATTTTTGTGAACAAACATTTTGATAAACTAGTAAAGTTGACTGTAGGTTTTGGGGGGTTTGTTTTAGGAAGGAGTGCATTAGCCGCAAGTGTTGGTGTTTTTCAATTAGCAAAAGCATTTGTTATGGCGGCAAGAGCAGGTCTTTTAGCATCCATATCTATTATTGCGTCAAGAAAAGGGATTTTAGGATTAGTTGCCGCTACAACCGCTATAGTTGCGTTTAGAAATGAAATAGTTAAAACATTTGAAGATATAAAAAATACTCTTGATAAAGCAGGGTTGGGAGATTTTGTAGATGATTTCAAGAAAATATTCGTTGGTGAAGATAGTGTTGTTGGACAAGGTGCAAAGACAATAGATGAATTAGAAGCAAGTATAATTAATGCCCTTTCAGATAAAAATGTAGATACAGAAGGTGATTTTACAGTCTTGAAACAACAAGCAGAAGCATTGGCTAATCCATTAAAAGAGGATACGGAGTTATTGAAAAGATTTCAACTTGCATTAGAAGATGATGCAATAAAGAACAGTGCAGAAGATACCGCCACATTCACACAAGCGATTGATGTTTTAAAAGAAAAAATAAATGGTGTTCCTCCTATGGTTGAAGCCACGCAAAGGGCAATAACAGATTTTTCTGATGGTGTATCAGGTGCATTTGCCGATATGGTAATGAATTTGGAATTTAATATGCAATCATTGAATGATATTTTTAAAAGCATTCAAAGACAACTTTTAAAAGCCGCAATTCAGTTTTCAGTTATTAATCCGCTTATCAATAGAATGATGAACCCATCAGCACCTATGGCAGTTGCAACAGAGGGAACTTTGGGTGGTATAGCATCATTTTTTGGTGGAACAGGTAAAGCAAGTGGTGGTTCAATATCAAGACCAACAATGGTTGGGGAACGTGGACCAGAGTTATTTATCCCACATAGCGCAGGGGTAATAAAAAATGCCCATGATACTAGGGGTATGATGGGTGGCTCACCTATCATTGTGAATCAAAACCTTAACATAGAAACAGGTGTTGCACAAACAGTAAGGGCAGAGATTTTGACTATGATGCCTATGATACAAAATTCTACAGTTAGTGCAGTACAAAATGCACGACAAAGGGGTGGGTCATTTGCGGCCTCATTTGGTGGATAGATGACAGCACCAACATATCCAATAAATATGCCAACAACACCATCATTTACTGATTCATCTTGGAAGTTAAATAGGCGTGTAGCAATCAGTGAATCTCAATTTACAGGCGCACAACAAGTTTACGAATATGATTATGCGTTATGGTCAGCCGTTTTATCATTACCGCCCATGAAGCGTGAACAAGCAAGAGAATGGGAATCTTTTTTTATGCGTTTGCATGGAATAAAAGGAACTTTTTTACTTGGTGATCCAGATGCAACATCACCACAAGGTGCGGCAACAGGAACAATCACTCTTAACTCAGCCGTTGCTGTTGGAGATTTTACTGTAGCTTTAGCCACTTCTCTTACTAGTACAAGTAATGTATTTAGAACAGGGGATTATATTCAACTAGGAACAGCAGGTACAAGTAAATTATATATGGTAACCGCAGATGCTAACAGTAATAGTTCTGGAGTTGTTACAGTAACGATTGAACCATCAATTAAAGCAGTTGTTGGAACAGGGCAAGCAATCACGTATAACTCACCAAGAGGATTATTTAGAATGGATTCTAATGATTTGGGTTGGGATGCTAATGCCGTATCCACTTATGGAATAAGTTTTAGTTGTGTTGAGGCTTTATAATGGAACAAATGTTAATTAATATTATTGGGGCTGTATTAGTCGCAAGTTTAGGCTTTATTATCAAAACACTCTGGGATGGTTTACAGAAAATAAAACAAGATATGACTGCATGGGAGCGATATATGCCAGATACCTATGTGCGTAGAGATGATTATAAAGATGACATAGCTGAAATCAAAAAAATGCTATCTGCTATTTTTGATAAGCTTGATCAGAAGGTAGACAAATGAATAAAAACAGATTTATCAAACAAATACGCTTCCATGAAGGAGTTCACAATAAAGTGTATCTTGATACACTTGGAATTGAAACGATAGGGGTGGGAAGGAATCTCAAAGACAGAGGACTATCTGATGATGAGGTAGATTACTTGCTGTCTAATGATATTGATATTGTAGAGGCAGAGCTAGATAAGGAGTTGCCTTGGTGGAGAGATTTGGACGAGGTAAGGGCGAGATGTCTTGCTGATTTAGTTTTCAATATGGGGATGCCACGACTTCACGGATTTGTCAAAGCACTTGATGCTTTGAAACGCAGGGATTACCAAACAAGCGCAGATGAGTTTGCTGACTCACGGTGGTATAAACAAGTTGGGCAACGTGGAGGTCGTATTGTTGAGATGATTCGCACTGGCACAGATTCGGATGATTTTTAATGTATGAATATAAAATAAGAGAAGTGGTTAAGGTTGTTGATGGTGATACAGTTGATGTCATCATTGATTTGGGTTTTGATATGTTTAAGAAAGAGCGCATTCGATTAAATGGGATAGATGCCCCAGAATCCAGAACATTAGATACTGAAGAAAAAGCACTAGGCATAGATGCAAAAGAATTTCTGGAAAGACGTTTAGAAGATTGTGAAAATCTCTGGGTTGCCACAGAGAAGGATGGTAAATATGGAAGGATGCTTGGGGATATCTGGTGTAGCGCAACGAATATCAATGAAGAAATGGTATTGCGTGGTTATGCGTGGAAATATGACGGTGGCACAAAATCAAAAGATATCAAAAAGCTAAAAGAAATAAGGCGACTCGTATGATACAGAATCTCATCGCACCTGTCACAGGGTTGCTTGATAAGTTTATTGAAGATAAGGATCAGAAAAATGCCCTCGCGCATGAAATCGCAACCCTCGCAGAAAAACAAGCACACGAAGCGCAACTCGCCCAAATTGAAGTCAACAAAGCAGAAGCGCAACACAGGTCAATCTTTGTTAGTGGATGGCGTCCGTTTATCGGATGGACGTGTGGTGTCGCGCTTGCGTGGCACTTTGTCATTAGTCCCCTTATACTTTTCACAACAGCGATTGTTGGCATCAAGATTCCTGAGTTACCTAGTTTCGATATGGAGACCTTAACAACTATTTTACTTGGTATGTTGGGATTAGGTTCATTACGCAGTTTTGAGAAATACAAGGGATTGACGAAATGAATCCACCGTTGCAAAAAGCACGTTATTTAAGTGAGCCACAAAACAAAAGATTTGCAGGTCTGATTACAGTTTTTTTTGGACGTAAACCTTACGATTTCATATTAAAAGATTTATTGCATGATCGTTATGTTTTTCAATCAGCAGATGAGATATTTCTCACTGAAAAAGGCACAAAAGAACTTCATCGACTTGCTTTTTTCTGTGGCTTACTTGTAACAGGGGATGATGTTGAGCCAATGCGTTTATCCTATGTTGAGCCAGAATAACCTATCGAAACGGTTCACCTGTAATCCAACATACTAATGCCCATCTTTCACCTTTTGTTACAGGTGTCACCCTATGGGGCATAAATGATGGAAATGCTATCCCTGTTCCTGCATCTGGCTTGATAGTTTGTTCACCTGTCATGAAAAAAGCAAGTTCTCCACCATCGTAATCACTATTAAGGCAAACGCTGATACTTATCTTGCGAGTGCTATGATCTCCTGTGCCTATGTCTAAGTGCCACCCATAACCGATTGATGGAGCAGAATATCTCAGGAGTTGTGGTCTTTCTAGAATACCAGTGAGATTGAACTGAAAAAGCTCATTTGCATTTTTCGCACCAAGAATCAACAGTTCATCAACCCATTCATGTTTTTCATGGATGACAAATACATCCACCTCTCTTTTTTTGAAATCAATCACATTTGAATCTTCATTTTGAACTTTTCCCTTGCGGTGGAAAGTCGAATCATCTTTATGTAAGGCAATGATTTTTTTTGTTTCCTCTTGATTTAAATCTAAACAAGAAGTTACACCCATGTCACTACTTCTTATCTCTGGGGGTATTGCTAGAGCCATCTAATTTTCCTTATAAAATATGTGAGTTTTGATTTGTCTGTAATAGCGCTTTTTAGAAGCCCACATAGGCGCAACGTAATCTGCATGGTAATACACTGAACCATCTGTTGGGTCGCTTACACGCTCGTTATACACGCCCCATGCTATCATTCTAGCTAAGTCATAGGCTTCCATATCTTTAGGTATGTCAGATTTTCCATCACAGTAAAATGAAAATTGGCATTTGTTACGAATAGGCACATCTGGATTCCATTTATAAGTCTTGGATTGTGTGACAACAGAACAAGGGTCATTCGGAAAGTTTTTGTCCTCAACCCTGTTCATTATAACGTGGGCAACTGCAATCTGACCAAGAAGAGGTTCACTCCTTGCCTCAAAGTAAATCGCAGTTGCTATACAGGCGATGAATGACTCTATCATTAGTTAAACCCAAAAAGTTGTGCAGGTGTCATGCAAGAGTTTTGTGCAGTCCACAAAGAAGAATCCCATGTTTCGCAACCAAGCACCCAATTTATAGCTATGAATTCAAACAACAGAATAAATCCAACCATAAACAATAAAACAAATAATGTGTCTCTGTATTTTCGCATGGTAATCTCCTTATATTGACCAAACAGTTTCTTTGACGGCTTTTGCAACAAGTCTTTCTCTCTCATTCCTTTCTATCTCTGGGTTCTTCACATCATTCGTATGAGTCGCCCAATAGGTACAGGCATTATATAAAGCCCATTTATTAGAACCGACTTGTCTTTTGTTATCAATCCAAAAGCCCATCAATTTTTCAAGACGCTTTTTATTTATCTTCTTTTCAGATGTTTTTGTGTAAGCCCTACACATATGTAATTTAAAAAATCCCTCTGCTTGTAAATCTGTTATTGTTGCTAGACTCATTGCTTTATACCAACCAATATTATTGAAGAAAATATCTGCACTTTTTTCAATCTGTTTGGTTGATGCTTGTATGTTTATATTAGCGGTGTGTTTGTTGACGGTTTTTGCAATAGAGTGTTGATCTGCACATCCATTTTTACAGAACAATCTAAAACCCATACCTGCTACAGAAAAAGACCAAGTTCCATCATAAGAATTATAATACAGAACTTGATATTTTATGTAATCACCGACCATTGGTTCTATGGTCATATCATTGAAAAGTATTGAACCTCTTATTCTTTTACCACCATCAAACACCTCAATATTTTCTGTGAAATCTTTTGATATATTGGCTTTCGATATTGCATCTCTTATTGATTTGACAACATCTTGATGTTTCACAATCGTATATTTTTTACCAACTGTTGCAAGTGGTTGATTTGTATCAGAGCGTATAATTGCTTTTTGCATTGTTGCAGGGATTTCTATTCCGCTTTTGGTCTGCATAATCTCTTCATGCACAGGGAAGTCCCATTCGTTTAATATTGTACCATCCATATTTTTCTCCGTTTGTTGTGGTCTTTAAATTATTAATTAATGTTTTTAGTTTGTCAATTTATTTAAAACAGAGTGACCCCTGCCCTCAAGACAGTTTTGCAAAGGAACATCTCTGTTCATATACCATGAGATGTTTTCTTTGATGATAGTCTTACATTCCATTGTATCCCTCTGAACTAATTGTGCCTTTTCTTCTGATGCCCTTAAATCGACTACTGGTTTGTAAGCGCATCCTGATAAAGCAAATAAAATTAAAAATATTCTCATCTGATTGATCCTCATAATGTTAGCCCTCTGCGCCATCCACTCTTGGCTCTTACTTCAGCAGATGTCATTGGTCTTTGTTTTTTTTGTTTTACTTCTGGTTCTGGTTTTTTTTGAAAGTTGATAAGTTTATCCAAAGAGTCTTCCAACTTATTTTTAAAATCCTCAACACTTTCGTTATCTACCATTTTGTAAAACCCAATCCATCTTATCAATAAATTCTACAAATTGTTCTTCAGTGAGGTATTGATACGCTGAATAATCCTGCAAACTATTGCTTGTAAAAACAGGGGTTGCTGAACCACCGAATTTTTTTGCTTGCAATAAATCAACCCTTCTATAAATATCATGATGAACTTTTACTCTTTCGTAATCTTCATCTAAGAAAGGTTGATACACATAACCTTTATGTGACCATTCTGGCGCATTATCCCATCTAGGCATTGGATACATTTCTTTTCTCCATTTCGTTCATTATAAGTTTTTCTAATCTTGGATTTATTGTTCTTTCACCTGTTTCATATTTACATATGATAGACTTATCTTTGTAGCCGAGTATCTCAGCCATTTGTTGCTGAGACACCCCTATATCATTTCTGAATTTTTTAAATATTTCTTTATCCACTAATTACTCCTTATTGATAAGTTATCTAATTGTTCCATGCTTTGTTCAAATTCTTGATTAAGTCGTTTGTCTAAAACAGTCATCCTATCATAGGTAAGCATATCAACCTGTTGTAGAAAATCTCGTATTGAATTTATTTCATCTTCTGCAAGTGGTTCTAATTGTTCAATAATATTTTCTGGTGAAGTATCAACAATAATATTGTTGAAAAATTGTTTTAGTCGCTCGGTAGGAAATCCCATACTATGCTCCATATTTGTTAGCTAATACTCTGTAAGCAGTTTTAAGACTTCTTGAAAGTTTAAGAATCTCAGGCTTACAAATTCTAGTTCTTTTGTTTGCTTCATCAAGCCACATTGTAAGTATATCAATGGTCTTGTTTAGTTCCTCAATATTTTTGTTTTCGCATATTTCTTTATAAGTCATTTTTTTCTCCATATTGTTTGTCGTTATAAGAAAGTAATTAGAAGTTTGGTCTTTGGGTTTGCATCTGCGGCTCACTCCGTACCTTGTTGTCTTATCTAATTACCTCCTTATATTATAAATATATGTTATTCGTTGCCTATTGTCAACCATAAAATGAAAAAAAATGTAAAATAATATAAAATAACAAAAACCCCAAATCTATTGAGATGGGGCTAGGGAGAAAATTATGAGATTGTTGGTGAGGGTCGGATTAAACGCCAATGTAAAAGACAACCCTCAAAATTAATGTATCATGTTTCCTGTTGTTCATCAATCCATTTGCTCAAAACTTCTGAATCCCATGCCCATCTTCTCTTACTTAACTTTATAGCTTGGGGAACTTTATCCTCCTTTATTAGTTTATTTAAAGTTGGTATTGATAATCCTAAATATTTTGCTGTTTCAGCTTTATTATATAATCGTTGATTTATTTTATCTTTTGTTTGTGTCATAATGTCACTGCCCTCATATTTGCATTCATTGATCGCCACGCTTCAATCTTTGCTTTGGCGGCTTCTCTCATAAATCTATGTTTCTCATCTGCTTTGACTGCAATCTTGATTGCCACTAGATGTTCCTTGTATTCCGTACTATTGTATGCTTCACGCTCTTGTGCAGATACAGGTAAACTTTTATATTTTGACATCAACATCGCTTTTAAAGATTTTCTGTACTCTTCAAGATAAATTCTTTCTGCTTTACATTTAGAAGCATCTTCAGCGTTATCCCTAAGAAAATCTACTGCTAGTTGGACTTCTTGTTCTGTAATCATCTAATCCTCATTGAATGGGCTGAAGTCCCAAAATGCTTCTGCTTGTGTTTGACCGAAACTTTCATCTTTGGTTTGCTCTAAGAAAAATGCCTTTTCATTTCCTCTTTTATGTAACTGAGTATGATGGTGCATACAAAGGGGTATAAGATTTCTATCATTTGCTTTCATGCCCATGCCTCTTGTCCCATTCCAAGGTTTTAAAAGATGATGCGCCTGTATAGCACCTTGACATCGGCTATAGACTTTCAAACAACATTGTTGAGAATGTATCCAATCAAGGTGTTTTTTATTAGCGTATCTTTTTTTCATTAAAATTCTGTTTCAAATTCTGGCTCAAATTCTTGTGATTTACTTTGTTGTGGTATTTCTTTTTGTTCTTCTTTTGGTTCAATAGTTGCGGATAACATTCTATCACCGTCTTTAGTTTCTTTGCTCCATGCAGTAAACCAGTATTCAACATAATCTTTTGTAAAACCACCATTCACAGATGGGGGATTTTGTTTGAACTTTGCTTTATCTGATTCTGTTAATGGTTTGATACCACCAATATCTGCAAATATTCGGAAACGAGAATCTTGATTTTGTATTCTCTTTTTTATAATTATTGCATCTATTTCTTCATCTGCAATTTTTATTTTTCCTTGATAGAATATTGATTGGTCATCTCTTGGTTGAAAGAATGAACCAGTTTGATTTTTCATCTCAAATGCCATTAAGTTCTCCTTGCCTCTCATCTTTTTTTGTTTCTCTCCAGAGAATATCAACTAATTGATACTTGCCTTTGAATTTAGATTGATGCCAATGTCCTGTAGGTTTTAAAAATTTTAGTTCATCAACATCTATGAACATTTCTTTTCCTTGGCAGGTGATAAGTAATCCACCTTTTTTGATTGCTTCTTTAAGTTCATAATCTCTTATGGACACATATTTACCCTGCCAAATTTTATTTACTGTCTTTTTCTTCATCTGCTACCTCTGTATCTGGGCTATATTTACCTCTGTACACATCTAAACCAAGACCAAATAATCCTATACATTTGACCATACAACGCATCTTAGCATTGCTCACATCAACAGAACTTGGGTTTTGTATAGCCTTATTATTGTAATCCATGACAGCAAGATGCATGGTATGACTTAATCCATCTATTGTGATGGTGCATTGTACTTCTGCTGAACCATCAAGGTAATACATACATCCATGCTGTTTGCCTTCACGTTCAAATGTTTTCCATTCACAATCCGCTGTTGGATATCTTTTCTTTAGTTCTGCCCAACACTCCGACCAAGAATAATAATGAAGAGTAACATCTTTAACTTGCCATTGTCCCTTATCATCTTTGAACTTTTGTTTTATTTGTCTTGCTTCAATATGGCGGTCTTCTATTTCATGTTGTGTCAAATTATCCCAAATTGATTTAGCACGTTTCACATCATCTTTTGATTTGTACTTTACATAAAATTCATCTGTACTCATTTAATTCTCCAAATTTTTTTTGCTTGTGTTATTTCACTTTCGCCCCACATCCAGTGGTCAAAGTTTGGATATAAGAGTCTGCAACATTCTTCTATATCACTTGAGTATGATAATATTCTCTCAAGATTGAATGATGCAGTTCTTATATTATCAAGATGCTTTTCAACATCATGAATCTCTATTTCTGTTATATCGTTTGGGGAAACATATGCAACGATAGGCGGTTTTCCTGTCGCCTTGGAATATATAGCAAGTTGCCTATGAACTCCCTCATCTGCTTTAGATGTTTTCTGCCCCTTACTTTTTAAATCAACAACGCAATCATCAAACAACCAGTCATAATACCCAATGAACGGAATGGGTATATCTTCAATATCTACTGTTATTTTTCCTTGTGATGCAATTAAATCTTTTTGTCTGTACTTTTGTATGAAACCATCAAATGCTTTTGTAATACATCTTTCTAATATTTTTTCTTCCTTGATGTATTTCTCAGAATAACCATCCATTAAAGGTGTTGGGTTATGTTGGCTCATCTCTTTTTTGCCAAGAGATATAACTGAATCTAATTCGATGTCAGATATTTGTATTGCAGTTGTCAATGCTTTATCAACTCCAATCCCTCTCCACGCAGAAGCACCTGCGTATCCTTTAAAACCTGCTAACTTCATCATAGCCATCGCAGGGTCAGCAATATATAAATTAATCATTGATGCTGAAAGCCATTCAATATTATGTTCATTATAAGCGTTATTATTCATAAAAATAAAATAATATAAAATAATATAAAAGTAAAACAAATAATGAACAAGTTTAGAAATAAAAGAACTATAGTAGATGGAATAAGTTTTGCATCTAAGCGTGAAGCGCATAGATATTCAGAGCTTGCATTGTTAGAAACAACAGGTAAAATCTATGGATTAAAAGTGCAACCAAGAATACCCTTATGGGTAAATGGTGTCAAAATAGGTCATTATGTGGCAGACTTTGAATATAAGATAAATGGCGAAACAATAATTGAAGATGTCAAATCACCCATCACAAAAACGCCAATTTATAAATTAAAGATGAAGATAATACAAACATATGACCCCCCAATTGTCGTTAAGGAAATTTTTTGATATAATATGATTGATACGTCTAATAGGGCTATCATTTAAACAGGAGGTTTGAATGGTCGATCCTATATCGGCAATGGCAATCGCAGGTTCAGCTTTTTCCGCTTTAAAAAAAGGAGTCAGCATTGGCAGAGATATTGAGTCTATGGGTCGTGATTTGTCTCGTTGGATGGGCGCAGTATCTGACATAGATAGAGCGCACCATGAAGCCAAGAATCCACCAATTTTCAGAAAACTTTTTCATGGCAAATCTGTTGAGGAAGAGGCTATTCAATTATTTACACAAAAAAAGCAACTAGAAAACCAACGTGATGAGTTGAGAAAATTGATATCTGCGATGTGTGGACCTAACGCTTGGCAAGAGCTAATTCGAATGGAAGCTGATATTAGAAAACAAAGAAAAGAGACTTTATATGCACAGCGAGAAGCACGAAAACATTTTATAGAAGCGATATCCATCACATTTTTAATAATTTTTATTTCTATTTTCATTCTTGCAATAACATGGTTATTCGTAAATAGGGGGTCATTATGATACAAAAAAAATTAGAAAAGGATTCTAACTATAATCATTTGGATGCAGATGGTGATGGAGTGGTCGATGATGACGAACTAGCTCTTTATGAAAAACTTCATGCCATTGAAACTCAAGATGCAAAAGATAACGCAGAACTTAGAAAGCTCACAGCTCAAAGACGAATGGCAACTGCTGTACTTATCTTCATGGCGGTTTATACATTATTAATGTTCGCGCCATTTGTGCCTGATGAGCGTATTAGATTATTAACGGATTTGAGCAATCTGTTATATATAACAGGTGGCGGAATCGTTGGTACTTATATGGGTGTATCTGCATGGATGTCTCGTAAATGAGATATCGCAAGGCAACATATCCAAAACCCAAATTTAAGAGGCATGACATACGGTATCGTGAACAGATGAATAAAGTACACATGGCTCATGATTGCCTTGTGTGTGGGTCTAATAGGGCTTGCTATAGCTATGATTTTGGGAAAACTTGGTATTGCCCAGAGCATCGTGAACAAGGAAAAGCCACCTAATTGGAGTTAATGGCTTTCCTAATTATTTTTATCTGTTTGGCAGTCGTTCTTGGTTTGCTTGTTTGGATAATAGTAAATATTAATTAAAGTTTTGCCTTGAGGTTGTAATCCTTTATTATCGTTCCTAATTCTGGATTGCCAACCACCTGTTCCTCAATCCATTTTGTTTCTATTGTGCCATCCAACTTTTTGATTCGCCTTGGATGACCCCTGCGGATGTGTTGACGCTTTGGTGTTCCATGACCTGTAAACATGGATTCATACATACGAACACCTCTTGGTTTTGGCAAATCCACATCATATATTTTATATTCATTTTTTGGAACTCTGCGACCCCAACGAATTGTATCAATCTGTTGTTTTGGTTGAACCGTTTCATGTGAAACAATTGGATAATTAAGAATTGTAAATACTGAAATAAGGAATCTCAGATCACCTCTCAATATTGTTCCAAAATGTTTTGTAAGGTCACTATCATCTGATTGGGCATTAGCAATCATTTCAGAATTCATAGTCAGAAATGTAAGATTATCCATTTGCAAACACGTTCTGCGAGAAAGTTTTGCAGTGTTGTGTCCCTTGCACCCCCAATAATGCAGATAACCATCTCCCCACAAATCCAAGCCAGACTTCACAAAATCATCTCTATATTTTTGTTGAGAAAGAACTGTCTCGTCAATCTGGTGGTTATACAAATCAAACTGAATAGGTAATATCAATATATTGCCTTCTGGGTCTTTTGCAAAACCTTGAAAGTTAAATCTATCAAAATCTTTTATTCCACGTTCAATGCTTTCAAAATCTGGTCTTCTTGTATGAGGGTGAACATCAAAAGGGTTATGTGATACTCTAGTGATATGATAACCCATTTTTAAGGTATCTTTATCCACACCCTTATCAAAAAGTCCATCCATATATTTTTGAAAAACTTTGAAGATTTCTTCTTTGCGAAAATTTTCATCCCATTCAATCCACATATTATTGGATGGTGGAATGGCAAATTCTAATGCTTGAACTATTTTACTCGGTTGCACCCATGAACCCCAAACTGCATGGCGCACAAAATTATCAGATAGAAAATATTTTGTACTCTGAACAATTTGGGTTTGTGCTTTACGCAGATGAAATTCACTTTTTTTGTTTTTACCTAGATAATTCTCAATACCTCTTTTCGGTTGTGCCAAACCTGCAAGCACCTCATTGACAAAAGCATCTGGTTTTAGTTGTTCTTTTTTCTTTACAATATCTGAATCCAAATGTGATTTTAACATTAATGAACTCCTTTTTTATTTATGAAACTATATCCACTTAAATCATGATCCATCTCATGCCATCTTGCTTCTGCTAAATTTACCGCAATATTGTGATGATAAGATGTATCAATCAAAAATTCCAAACCTGCTTGAAAATCCTCTCTAAGTTCTTCATATGCTTGATCATATAATTTTTCTTTTAAAGATTGATTATTTAAGTTACTCATTTTTTTCTCCACTAATGAAAACAAAGGGGGTTTAAAACCCCATTTATTTAAATGTATTTTTGCGCTTCTTTTATTGCTTTGGGTAAAGTATCGAATACTTGAATTTCGCTTTCTGGAATAACGATATCGAAATCATCACTATAATGAATCGTCCAATTATCTTGAGTTATTTCGTTTGCTAAAAATAATATTTGCCTTGGAAGATTTGTTGAAACAAATGCTATGCAGTTACCTTCGCAATTTTCTTTTTCTACTTTTATGATCATTTTTTTCTCCATTGTTTGTGTAATTATAAGGTATATATTATATTGGCACTTGTCAACCTAAAAATATAAATTAATATAAAATAATGTAAAATAATTTTTTATTTGCAGTTTTTTTATTTTTGTTTATAAAATATTTTACCACAAAAAAAAGGAGAATTGATGAGTTGGGAAGCAATTTCTTATGTTATAAACAAAAAAACCAAAGTTGGTAATTCCACAGCAAAACATGTATTGATTTATTTATGTAATTACGCTGACGAAAATTTTCAAAGCTACCCATCTATAGGTTCATTAGCGGAACTTTCAGAAACAAATGAACGAACTGTTAAGAGAGCATTAGATTATTTGCAGAAGAAAAAATTCATAACTATAAGTGAACGATTTACTTCGGATGGTAAACAGACAAGTAATCTTTACACAATAAATCCTAAGATTGGGGGTGACAAAAAAGAGGGGGTGTGGGTGACAAAAAGTAACCCCAATACTATCAATATAAATAATAATAAAAATATAATAAAAAGGGGTGACAAAAAGTACCCTGCTGATTTTGAAGAATTTTGGAATGCGTATCCTAGAAATGATGGCTCTAAGAAGAAAGCCTTTATACTATGGGAAAAAGCAATAGACCAAGAAATAGATCAAAGGGAATTGTTTTTAAAAGTATGTAGATTTAAACATGATAATTTAAATACAGAAAAAAAATATATACCTCATGCGACAACTTGGTTATACCAGAAAAGATGGGAAACTATTTCCATTGAAAAACCACAAACAACTAAAAACCAGATAGCAGGATAATATGGAGAAATTATTAGATAATAATATTAGATTAAGAAGTTATGCAGTTGGGGATTATAAAACTATTTGTCCTCAATGTTCACATACAAGAAAAAATAAAAAAGACCAATGCCTTTCAGTAACAATAAAAAGTGATGGGGGGGCAGTATGGAAATGTCATCATTGTGATTGGGTTGGCGGTGTTGCAGGTGATAACTATCAAGTTCCACAAAAAAAGGTATATAAAAAACCAGAACCACCAAAACAATCAGACCCAGAAAACAATTCTATGTTGGAATGGTTTAAAGCTAGGGGCATCAGTAAAGAAACAATAGAAGCATTCAACATAACAAGAACAGTAAATTGGTTCAGCAATGGTGAGGCAGGATGTATTGCGTTCCCGTATTTCCAGAATGGTGAACTTGTAAATATAAAATATAGAACGAAGGATAAACAGTTTAGACAAGAAAAAGATGCTAAGAGAACGTTATTTAATATGGATAGGGTTCTTGAGTTTTGGGAAAAAAACCCACAGAAAAAAAAGCGATTAATATTTGTAGAAGGTGAAATGGATGTTCTTTCATTTTATGAAGCAGGTTTTCCTCATGTGGTATCATTACCAGATGGCGCACCAAAAACTGCTAAGTTTGATGCAGATGATAAAAGATTCCAAGCTCTTTCAGATGCGGAATGGATAAACCATGCAGATGAAATAATTTTAGCAGTTGATAATGATGAAGCAGGTAAGGCACTTCAGTTAGAACTTTTGCATAGGTTTGGAAAGGATAGATGTTCAATTGTTAGATTCCCAGATTCTAATGATGTTCGTACCAAAGATGCCAATGAAGTTTTAATGTATCATGGTGCGGATATTTTAAAAGAAATTGTAAAGGAACGTGTTCATTTTCCTGTTGAGGGAATATATACATCAGAAGATTATAAACAAGAAGTATATAACATCTATGAAGGTAAAGTACAGAAGCCTGTATCCACAGGTTTTACTAATTTAGATACAATATATAAAGTGATGCCATCAACATTCTGCTTAGTTACAGGTGTTCCCAATCATGGCAAATCAAATTTTATAGATCAGATAGCCATAAACTTAGCGAAAAATGAAAATTGGAAATTTGCGATATTCAGTCCAGAGCATTCAACTGCCAACCATATAAGAAGGTTATCAGAAAAGATTGTTCAAAAACCTTTTGATATTGGTCCTAGTGAAAGAATGTCAGCGGATGACCTTATAAATTCAATGGCTTTTCTAAAAGACAAATTTTATTTTATTGAGAGCAGAGATACTATTCCAAGTATAGATTGGTTATTGGGTAAGATGAAAGTCGCTTGTCTTAGATATGGTGTAAAAGGCATCATAATTGATCCTTACAATGAAATAGATTCAAGCCGTGAGGGAAACAAAAGAGAGGATGAGCATATTCGTGATTTAATATCTGCTTGTAAACAATTTTGTAGAAGGCATGAAATAGCAATGTGGATGGTGGCGCATCCTGCAAAAATGCAACGCAATCAAGACGGAATTATACCTGCCCCAAGTATGTATGATGTAAGTGGGTCAGCCCATTGGAACAATATGGCAGATGTAGGTCTGGTTGTTCATAGAGATTTTGATGCAGATGAAACAAAAGTAATGACACGCAAAGTAAGGGAACAAGGTTTGTATGGAAATATCGGAGAAGTTATTTTCACCTATGATTTAAGAAAACATATTTATGTTGAAAAAGATGTAAGGGATTTACCAAACTATGATTATGAATAGGGATTTACAAACAAAATTTTATTGTGTACAAACATAATATTACTCTGTTTTCTTTTCTCCAAATTGTTTTCAGAGTTTGTGGTTAAAAGGGTAGAGATAGTCATGAGGGCTTCAGTGACTTCCTACCCTTTTTTTTATGCTGATTTATATCTAGTTGGTATGTAACCCAAACCATCTTGATTAGCCTTTGTAAATTCTAATGCTTCAGTGATATATGTTTTATCGATGCCAAAATCATCATAACCACGCTCTATGACTTTTAAGTAATTCAACGGAGGCATTTGAAATCCATTGCCATTCATTGTGTAAGTCATAAAAGAAGTTCCATCATTATCACAAAAATATTTTTTGTCATACAAGTTCGGAAAACCTTCATATATATCTAAACTTTTCTCACATTGTTCTGTTATTAACCATTCAACTACAGGAACTACAAATCCAGAAGCAGGTATAATATCAGCTACTCCACGGAATATTAATCTAAAATTTTGTAATATTATTAGGTTTTTTGGTTCTGCATGAGGACATCTCATCATCATTTGTTCTTTATTAAGATTGCTCCCATATGCAAGATATTTCGTTTTCATTATGCTACCTCTCTGTTGCTGTTTTCTCTTTGTGCAAAATATGCAATTCTCGCTTGTAAAAATTCTTTTACTGAATTTTCACAACCATCAAAAACATCTTCTATTTGATTGTCTGTAAAGCAAGAATTGTAAAAATTAATGAAGTTGATATTCAAAACTTGTGGCACTCTCATTTTTGCTAAACCTTGATCATTTATAAAATCAGCAATGTAAAAATTAAACATATCATCATTTGTTAGTGAGTGTCTAACGTGTCCAAGTTCATCACGAAATTTCCAAACACCGCCACCATATTTTACTGACCAATTTTTAGACTCAAATATTTCTCTAACTTCACCAAAAGATTTAGTTCTATTTTGTCTTCTATAATTTACATTCATTGTTTGAGTATTTCTGAATTTGCTAATATCAACAAAAGACATACAAAATTTTGCCCAATTAGAAATTTTTTCAAAATCTGTGCTACCTGCGTGTTGACGAAATTCAATCGTGCCATGCCTTGATAAACTTTGTAAATTTAGTTTTACATAGCGAGTTCCCACAAGGCGACTCATTCTAACCAATGATTCAGAATAATTGGCTATGCGTTGGAGGACGCTATTATTCTGTATAGTTTTGCACCATCGATTTGAGTTCGCCCTGCGAGATTTTGGAAACCATGTATCAATAGTGTCTTCATAGTGTGCATACCTACGATAGATATTTTTTACATGGGATACATTCATACCATCATAACTTAGATGAACATGAACACCACACTCATAATTTATGTTTTCACCAATGTTGACTTCGGTAAAACTATTGAGTGCTTCCAAAACTTTTCTTAATTCTTCTAAACCTACACCACCTTGTAAAACAGGACTTACCAATTCACCACCAAATGATCCACAGCTTACAGTACCATCATAAACTATTTTCCAGTGTGATCTAGTTGTGTGATTGTAATGTTCTGATTCTATTTGTATGCCAGAACCTTGCAAATAATTTTGCATATGTGTTACAAGTCTTTCACGATGCGCTTCTTTAAATTCTATTTCAAAACCAAGTTTGTAATCATTATAATTAACCATTTTTTTTCTCCAATGTTTATAGCCTATAATTATAATGCACTAGTAGTTGGCATATGTCAACAACAAAATAACATAAAATAAAGAAAAATAAACTTTTTTTTTATAAAATTAAATGTTAAGCTCATAAAAAATGAGGAAATTCATGTCAAATATACAGTTTACCGCAGAAAAAATTGAAAACATAAATATACAAGATTTGAAAGTATATGAACAAAATCCAAAAATACATTCTGATGCACAAATAAATCAAATATCAAATAGCATAAAAGAATGGGGATGGACTATTCCAATATTGATTGATGAGGAAAACGTCATAATAGCAGGTCATGGAAGATACCTTGCCGCCTTAAATATTGATATAAAAGAAGTTCCATGTATAAGAGCTGTAAATTGGTCAGAAGATAAGAAAAGAGCATATCTTATAGCTGATAACAAATTAGCGGAGAACAGTTCTTGGGATAACGCATTATTATATACAGAATTAAAAAAAATAAGTGAAGGTACTTTTGACCTCTCATTAACAGGAATGGAAGAAGAGTTTTCTATGATGGACTTTTCACCAAATTTTTCTCCTGACATCTCTGAAACTCAAATTTCTTCAAAAGACTTTGAATCCGCTGAAAGTAAAATTCATGGAGAAATTGACAGTGCGATGAACAGTAAAAATCAAGAAGGAATTGAGGTTATCTGTCCACATTGTTCTGAGCAATTTTACATAGCAGGTTATTAAAATGCTCGAACATAAACATTTATTGCTCATGTCATCAGTGCATAAACCACCAATCAACGAAAAAATGATAGAATCATGGATGTTAAATTTAATAGAAACTTTACATATGAAGCCATTAATAGTTCCAAAGGCAGTGTATTGTGAAAAAGAAGGCAACAAAGGAATGACTTGTATTTGTGCTATTGAAACATCCCACATCGTCTTACATAGTTGGGATGAGAAAAAACCTGCAAAAATACAGCTAGATGTTTATTCTTGTCTTAATTTTGGACTTACAAAAATTTGGCAAAGCATACGCCAATTTGAACCGTTTGATATTCATTATAAATTCTATGATAGACAAAATGGTTTTACTTGCCTTGATGAAATTGAAGTAACGAGGATATGTAATAATTTATTAAATAATAAATGGCATTTCGCCAAAACGATGCCAACAATTCCTCATTGGTACACAAGGAGCAGAGAATGGAAATCCATTGATGAGTTTGCTGAAGCAGTAGATTTAATTGAATCAAAAGGGGTCGATGAGATGTGGAACGGAAAAGTATATAAATATTTTTATTTAGGCGATTTTAAATATTGGACAATGGAATCAAAACAAACATCAAGTTTCAAGCATATTTTAATAAACAGAGCAAAAATATGATAACACAAATTAATAATCATCGTGTGCAACATGGTAACATCATGGATGGCATTGAAGAATTAATGATGAATCAAAAAGCTGATTTTATTTATAGTGATCCACCTTGGGGACAGGGAAATTTAAGATATTGGCAAACTATGAATAAAAAAATGAATAATGTAGAAAGAAATGACGTTTTATACACAGATTTTATCAAACATTTTTTCTCTTTAATTTACGAATATTCAAAAGATAAAGTAGTGATTGAATATGGATGTCAATGGAATCAAGATATTGTTGATATATCTAAAAGGTTAGGGTTCAAACACAATGGGTCAACGATTTGCTATTACAAATCAGGTTCAATTTTGCGTCCATGTGACTTACACTTCTTGAGCAAAACTTCAACCATAACATTGACAGATTTTTTCAAGGAAGAATGTACAAAACTTCAAGATTTAAATTTAGTAGAATACATCTTTGAATATTTAGATGTGGATAAAAATGGCATATGTCTTGACCCAATGTGTGGAATGGGTTTTACAGCACAAGCCGCAGTGAACAGAGGAATGAAATTTTTTGGCAATGAGTTAAATTTCAAAAGGTTGGAAAAAACAAAAGCAAGATTAAAATGAAAATTTATATAAATGAAAATGTTTATGAGGCGGCATTAAAACGAATCGAGTATATATTCAATGAATTTCCAAATGTGGTTGTATCATTCTCAGGCGGCAAAGATTCAACAGTCACTCTTGAACTCGCTCTAATAATAGCTAGAAAACTGAAAAGATTACCTTTGAAGGTTTATTTTTTAGATCAAGAAGCTGAGTGGCAATCAGTTATAAAGTATGTCAAAGATGTAATGTATCGAGATGAGATAGACCCATTGTGGATACAAGTTCCTATTTTCCTTCCTAATTCAATTTCTCAAGATAAACCATTTTTAATAACTTGGGAGGATGGTGTTGATTGGATGAGAGAAAAAGACCCAATAGCCATCAAAGATAATCACATTTTAAAAGAGAACGCAGAAAAAGAAGCAAAGACAGGTTATTGGTACACTTATTTTGTTAAATCCTTACAGCAATTTTTTCCTGATGAACCTGCTTGTTTTTTAGCAGGAATGAGGGCAGAAGAAAGCCCACAAAGATTTGGCGGTTTGACGAGTGGAATGACTTATAAGCATATCACATGGGGGAGAATATTAGATAAGAAAAATAATCATTATACATTCTATCCATTATATGATTGGTGTGTTGGAGATGTATGGACAGCAATACATAAAAATAATTGGAATTATTGCAAAATTTATGATGAGTATTTTCGATTTGGTCTACCAATAAGAGAAATGAGAGTTTCAAATTTACATCATGAATCAGCAGTTAAAAGTCTTTTTTACTTACATGAATTAGAAGGTGAAACGTGGGAATCACTAAATAAAAGGTTGCAGGGTATAAATCAAGCGAAACACCTTGGTGAAACAGGTATTACAAAAATTAATGAGTTGCCTTTCATGTTCAAAGACTGGCGTGAATATAGAGATTTTTTGACAGACAAACTTATAAAACATGAAAAACACAAAGCAATATTTATAAAAGAATGGAAAAAAATGGATGTTTTATATAATGAGTTAGCAAAACCAAATGAAATGTATAAAAGACAAATAAAATCAATATTAGTTAATGATATAGAATTTGCAAAATTAGGTTCTTACTTACAATCACCTCCCCTTATTGTTTATCGAGATTGGAAAAAAGGGAATCTACATAATAGAGTTCGTAGCAAATATTCATTGCAACAAATTAAACCTCAATATTTGAAATTAGAGTATGGTGGAAAAAATGGATAAACAAATGATTGCACATATTTATGATAAAGAATCTAATACTTATGATGCAAAATATCAAAAACAAATACATCTCATTGAGGATAAAATAGTTGGCAATATTATAAAACCATTATTAAAAGAATATAGACAAAGTGTGTTAGAGATTGGTTGCGGTACAGGTCACGTTATATCACTAGCGAATATTAATCATTTGAATTATCAAGGTATTGATATATCTAAGGCAAGTGTGGAAAGAGCAAGAAAAAAATATCCTAAACATTTTTTTACCGTCGCGGATATAACATCATGTGAACCAAAAAGAAAAAATGATTTAGTTCTCATGATATATGGTCAAATAAATTACATTGGACTACAAGAATCAATAGAATTATTAAAAAAGTTTTGCAAATCATTTATGCATTCCAAGTTTGTTTGTATTATGTACTGTGGTAAAGGACATGAAGATTATAATTATACGAAAACGCTTCAAAAGTTTTACAAACCAAGTGAGATAAAGAAAACATTCAAATCAATTCTTGGTATTGATATTAATTTATATGGGTTTTCTTTTTTAGATGTAAAAGAAGATTATGAAATTCAATTAAATGAAACACTGAAAACAAAAATGGATGATGGGCAGGAGATGAGATGCAAATATTTGATATTATCAAATGTGGAGATTTTCAATGAAAGATAAAATGCCAGAGTGGCTTGATGAATCAATCTTTCAAATATGTCACATGATTAATGAAGAACAAAGAAATCTATCAATTGAAGAAAAAATATATTTTTGTGAACAGATAAAAAAATATGTTTCTGAAACAGTAAGCCCTATGTCACATCAACCAATCGACAACGTACTGTGGGTAGATATCAAAAAGGTAAAAGCTAATGATTATAATCCAAATTCAGTGGCATCACAAGAAATGAGTTTACTTGCAACATCAATTTTGCATGATGGATATACTCAACCAGTTGTTACAGTTTATGATGATAATGAAGATAAATATATTATAATTGATGGATTTCACAGATATTTTACTTGTTTAAATAATAAAAAAATTTTTGATAGAAACCAAGGTCTCTTGCCTGTGGTAGTTTTACAAAAAGATATGAATGACAGAATGGCTTCAACAGTAAGACATAATAGAGCTAGGGGGAAACATTCAATTGGTGGTATGTCAAACATGGTTTTCAATATGTTGGATAATGGTTGGGCAGATAATGACATTTGCAATGAACTAGGTATGCAACCAGATGAATTATTAAGGTTGAAACATATTACAGGATTTTCTAAATTATTTGAGAACGCAGAATATAGTAAATCATGGACAACAAAACATCAAATATTATTGAAAAAACAACAAGAAGCAATTGAGAATAACTGATACAAAGTGATAACGAAAAGCTATGGCAGAAAAAATAAAAGATGAAGTAAAAATAAAAATTCGTGATGAATTTGTTTATGGTTTCATGGAAGGTGAAAAAAGAGTTTATCCAAGCATTGATAGCCTTGTAAAGAAACATAATGTTTCAAGGGCTACATTGTATAGGTTGCAAGATAAAGAAAATTGGCAACAACAAAAAAACCAAATACAATCAGAGATACAAGCGCAAATAGATGCAGACCGAATAAAAAACTTGGTAGAAGAATCAAACAAGTTAGATGATAGAACTCTGCTTATTGCACAAGGCTTGATAAGAAGTGTGGCAAGGCGTATGCAAAGGAGCTTTGATCAAGAGCAGGAAAATCCAGAATCAAATGGTATTCCTGTAAATGACTTGAGAGAATTGTCTCATGTTGCTTTGAACGCACAAAAGATTGGAAAACTAGCATTAGGACAAGCGCAGGAGATAAGCAAAGTAAGTGGAGACCTTATTAACCCAGAGGCGTTCCGAGAGGTTCTTGAAGAACTTGACAGGCTTGCCGAAGAAAAGTCATCAACATACGAGCATACTCTACAATGAGTGGAAGAAACAAGCTAGAGCTAGTCAATTAACGCCATCGACAAAAAAATATGGTGATTATAGTATTTGGCTTATTCTTGCAGGACGAGGTTGGGGCAAGACAAGGACAGGTGCTATGGATACTATTCTTTACGCCTTAAAGAATCCTGATGTTCAAGTTGCAGTAGTAACTCCAACGTTTGGTGATATAAGGCGTGTTGCCTTTGGGGGAGTGTCTGGCATACTAAAATTTTTGCCACCAGAATGTTTATTAAACGGTAGAGGTAGAGGCTATAATGCTACGGCATCTGAAATAAATCTTTTCAATGGCTCAAAAATTATGGGTTTTAGTGCAACAGAGCCAGATAGATTAAGAGGTCCACAATTTCATAGGGCATGGTGTGATGAGCTTGCGGCTTGGCAATATCCAGATACTTTTGATCAATTAATGTTCGGTTTACGTTTGGGGCAAAATCCTCAATGTGTTATTACAACTACACCAAAACCAACTCCATTAATTAGAAATCTACTCAAAAGAACAAATATCGTAATAACAAGAGGATCAACATTTGAGAATGAAGATAACCTTGCTCCTGCCGCCATCCAACAATTGAGAGAGAAATATGAGAACACAAGACTAGGAAGGCAAGAACTTTTTGCAGAAATATTGAATGATTCTGAAGGTGCGCTTTGGACTTACAAAATGATTGATGATTGTAGAATATTACAATCAAAAATACCAGAAATGCAAAGAATAGTCATAGCCCTTGACCCTGCTGTGACAAGTAATGTTGAATCTGATGAAACAGGAATCATAGTGGCAGGGAGAGGAGTTGATGGAAGATACTATGTAATTGAAGATAAATCTGGTAAGATGAGTCCAGATGCTTGGGGAAGATTAGCAATAGACTTGTATTATCAGCATCAAGCGGATAGAATTGTTGCAGAGGTAAACAATGGTGGTGATTTGGTTGAGCGTTTGTTAAGAACAATAGATACTGATGTGCCATATACACCTGTTCATGCGGCAAGAGGAAAACTTGTGAGGGCTGAACCTATTGCGGCATTATATGAGCAGAAAAAGGTTTTACACTTGAAAACTTTTGATGTTCTTGAAGAACAGATGACAACATATGTGGGTGGCAATAAGTCACCTGATAGAATGGATGCCCTTGTGTGGGCGTTAACAGAACTAAGCTCGACCAGTGGGACAGCGTATTGGAGAATCACCTGATGGGTTTATTTGATTTTTTACGCAGAACAACAAAAATTGAAACAAAAGAAGCACCGCAAGTTGTATTAAATACAACAGGGTATTCTTATAGTCGCAGGGATAATTATGAGAACTATGCAGAAGAAGGGTACTCACAAAATGCCATAGTGTATCGATGTGTAAACGAAATAGCAAATGGAGCGGCATCTATTCCATTCAAAGCATTTCAAGGAGAAATGGAACTTGATCAACATCCCATTATTTCTTTAATTAATAAACCTAATCCCATGCAAGCAGGTGTTGAATATTTTCAATCTTTATATTCTTTTCTATTGATATCTGGAAACTCTTACGCACAAGTATCAGAAGTTGCAGGTGTTCCAAGAGAACTTTATCTATTGCGTCCAGATAGGGTTAGAATAAAAACAGGAAAAACTTCTAATCCAGAGGGCTTTGAATACATTATAAATGGTAAGGTAGTAAAAACTTATGATGCTGATTCTGTTACAGGTGCATCAGAAGTGAAACACATTAAGATGTATAATCCGTTAGACGATTTTTATGGAATGTCACCAATAAAGGCGGCATCTGTTGATATTGATAATCATAATGCTGTGAACAAACACAATGTGGCTTTATTAGACAATGGAGCAAGACCGTCAGGTGCAATCGTTTTTAAACCTCAAAATGACAGAGGTATGGCAATGCAACTCACAGATGGTCAACGCCAACAGTTGCAAGATGATTTGCGTATGAAGTTTCAAGGACCAAAAAATGCAGGGAGACCATTACTGTTAGAAGGTGATTTTGATTGGCGTGAGATGGGATTATCACCCAAGGATATGGATTTTCTACAACAGAAACACATGGCGGCAAAGGATATTGCTTTATGTTTTGGTGTACCATCTCAATTAATAGGAATACCAGACAGCCAAACTTATGCAAACGTACAAGAGGCACGATTAGCACTTTATGAAGAAACAATTATCCCATTAGCAAGAAGGGTTGAATCAGATTTCAATGAATGGCTTGCTCCAATGTTCGGTGATGATATATCACTGGCGTATGATTTTGAATCAATACCTGCCATGACGGAACGCAGACGAAGAACTTATGAAAATGTGGTTCAAGCAGTGAGAGAAGGTATTATATCAAGAAATGAGGCTAGAGAAAGGCTAGGTTTAGAGCCTATCACAGGAGGTGATGATGTTTTTATCGCGGCTAATCTCTTCCCTCTTGGTTCAACAGAAGTTGCACCCTCAGAGGGTGAAGAAGCAGAAAAGGATGCAGAAGATGCTTACGGTATTAAAAGAGAAATTTCAAAAGATGTTTTTAGCACTCAAGAAGAGGCTGAAGATAGAGCAGAAGAAATAGGGTGTTTTGGTTTTCATACTCATGATACCGATGATGGTACGATATTTATGCCATGCGCCTCTCACGCAGATTATGAGAGATTGACAGGTCAGGAACTTACAGCCAAGAAATATCACACCGCAGACCCAGAATTGAGGGTCACACAAGACCCACGTTTTGGTCAAGGAAGAGATGTGTTTGATTCGCAACCAGAAGCGGCAAGAAGAGCAAGAAATCTTGGTTGTGATGGCACTCACACAGTAAAAGGTCCAGATGGAAACTACTATATGCCTTGTTCTAGTCATGCCATTTATCTCAGGGTATCAGGCAAAAAGGAAGATGATGAGCAGTTTTTAGATGATGGAGATAAAGCAGAAAGTGATATAGATACGACACCAACAAGAGAGATGGCGCAGGAGGCAGAACGTGGATTGGAAATGCGACAAGAGTTCGGTAGAGGAGGCACTAGAGTTGGCGCACTTAGAGCTAGACAACTCGTTGCTCGTGAAAGATTGTCTCCATCAGTTGTTCGGAGAATGCACAGTTTTTTCTCACGACATGAAGTTGACAAGCGTGCGGAAGGTTTTCGCCAAGGAGAAGATGGATATCCAAGTGCAGGAAAAATAGCTTGGTTGTTATGGGGCGGTGATGCAGGGCAGTCTTGGGCAAGACGAAAAGTTGTTCAATTAGATAAAGAAAGAGATAAGGAGAAAAGTATAGAACAATACTTGCAAGAACAGCCTGTCACCTACGAAGAAAAAGCACCAATATCAGCACGAACTAAAAAGACTATCGCTAATAAAGTAAAAGAACACAATGAAAAGCATGGTGATAAAAAAGGTAAACGTGTCACACAAAGGATGCTTGAAGCGGTATTTCGTAGAGGTGTGGGTGCATACAGAACAAATCCAGAATCAGTGAGAAGAAATGTTATGGGTCCTGATCAATGGGCGATTGCAAGAGTAAATGCTTTTTTATATGCGGTGCGTAGAGGAAGATTCAGATCAGGAAAATTTGATTTAGATTTGTTACCAAAAGGTCATCCTCTTAGGTCAAAAAGTTGATGCAATCAAATCTTGCATTAAAGCAGAACGGATACCGCATATCTGCAAGAAAAGAATTCATTGAACAAAATAGATTACGAATATCTTATGAGAGAAAAATAAGATTACAGATGAACACCTTTTTTGCAGAAGTAGGTGACCAAGCAAGGAGAGAATATCAAGAAGCAGGAAGATTAATTAAAGTTGGTGTAGATATACAACCAAAGTTATCAAATATCTTAGAACCAAATTACAGAGCAATTATTGAAGAGTTTGGTCAACGTATCCTTAGAGCAAGAAAACAAGAGGCGTTGTTTGATAGATTAATAAAATTATTTTTGATACAACAAGGGGCAAGGCATATTACCGCCATCAGTGAAACAACGCTTGCAATCATAACACGAATAATAAGGCAATCAGAACTAGATGGGCTTGGTGTTGCAGTCACAGCAAGAAATATATTTGAAAGCATGACAGGAACATTCAGCAGGTATCGCTCTGCAACTATCGCAAGAACAGAAACACACAGTGCATCATCTTTTGCTAATCATGAAGTTAATGCTAGTCTCAATATACCAAACCAAGTCAAACGATGGGTCAGTGCTAATGATGATAGAACAAGGGCGCATCACAGGGCTATGAATGGCACAGAAGTTCCACTTGATGAAGATTTTATTGTTCCATATAAGGGGTTTGATTATCGTATGTCATACACAGGAGACCCCAAAGGTGGGGTCGCCAATGTCATAAACTGCCGTTGTGTTACTTTGTATGTATCACCAGAAGATGAATTATTAGACTAACTCAGGATCATCAAACCAGTAAGGAACATCTCTTTTAGTCCACTTGGCGAAGTATCGTTTTTCTTTGCGGTAGTATTCTCTGTAAGACCTCACATGACTCAAAACATTCTTACAATGATTTGGCATACAAAGAGGAACTTCTGTAAAACCTATATCTGGTATAGGTGGTGGTGATAATAAACCCATCTCATGTTCAATACATTTATGAAGTCTACCATAACGATGTTCATATTCATCAAGTAATCCTTGAAACAAACGAAATGCCCATCTGTAATTTTCTTGAGATGTTCTCACCCATATTGTCATTGGGTGGTTTCGAAATCCTGCTTTCATCAGTTTCATATCTTCTGCCCATTGTGGGTCAACAATTCGATGTGCTGTGCAAAGCATCTGTGCAGTTTCAACAATCATTTTGCAAACGTGTTTATCACAATGAAAACGTGCTGATTCTATGGGGTCTTTATCTAAATGAAATATATTCATCTTTTCTCCTTTGTCTTGTGAGAGGAAAGGTGGGCTGAACTAGGAGATAATTCAGAGTTTATCCACATCCTTTCCCCTCTGTGTTGAAGAGACTACCAAACTCTCCCTCACAATTCTTTTATCTTGCGAATTGCATTCCTTCAATTAAGTGGTCACACACATCAACTAGTTGGTCGAAGTAAACGTGGTCAATAGTTTTTGTTATTTTCTTTTCACCTTTTCTTATTTTGAATGTCTCAACAGTATAAGTGTCATTCCATGCAAGTTTAATCTCTACATATCCTTTGTGAACCATCCCTCCCACTCTAAATTGTAGTCCACCTTTTTTTGTGTCATCACCCATCGTAGCGATTGGGTTTTTTGCACCCCAAGCCATCAAAGCGTATGGCGCACAGTGCATAATCTGTTTTCTTATTGTGTTTGCTACTTCCATATGTTCAGTCATTTTTTCCTCCATTAATTATATTTTAAATTTAAAATAAAATTAGCTATTACAGCTTTCATTTCTTCTAATGATTTAATTGTTGGCTCATATATTGTGCGCTCAACATTATTTGTGAAATCTGCTTTTATTGTGCAAGCAAAACCCTCGCCACGAAAATTTGTTAAACAACCAATTACTTCATTATTGCGTTGTATTTCCCAAGCAGGAAAATTATTTGCTTCTTGTATTAATTTCATTTTTCTCTCCAAAGTTTGTGTTCTTATATATTATATATAGCAAGTGTGTTGCCTTATGTCAACAATAAAATAATAAAAAATAATAAAAAAAATTACAAAATAATATAAAATAAGTGTTGACATATGGAAACTATTTATGTAATATAATTAAAAGAACTTTGAAAAATGGAGAAAAAAATGCAAAAGCTACCAACACAAATAATAGAATTAAGTAAAAAACTAGAAAAATTAGAAGAAAAATTCTGCGAAGAGCAAGTTTCAGATTTCACAAAAAGAAAAGCAGGTCTACAAGGTGCAGTAACAAAAGCTAGAAAAAAACTTGTACATAGCATTAGACTTCATCTAGGCAAAAATTATACGGTACAAAAAGAAATTAAAATCCTTTCTCAATTAAATAATTTCTAAAAATATTAATTAATAAAACTTATGGGGGCTTATGCCCCCTTTTTATTTGTCATTTACTCAAAAGATTGTTATCTATTGAATATGATGTTATAATCATAACAGGAGATGCATATGCCGATACCAAAACCATCAAGTGGCGAGGGGGAAGAAGATTTCATGTCACGATGTATGGGGGATAGGACAATGCAAGCTGAGTATAGCCGAAACCAGAGGTTAGCGATTTGTCTCAGCAGTTTTCGTGGCGAAGGCAAGGAGAGTGCGATGGATTTTGATCAAGAGCCGATGGAAGAATTCGAGGAAACAGAAGTTTTAGACGTAAAAGCTGAATTAAAAGCATATCATGATGATGATGAAGAGAACAAAGGAATGTTTTCTGGATATGGTTCAATCTTCAATAATAAAGATTTAGGAAATGATGTTATGATGCAAGGTGCGTTTGCAAAGTCAATCGCATCTAAGGGCGCAAGAGGTGTCAAACTATTATATCAACATAAGGCAGATGAGCCAATTGGTGTATTTGATGAAATCATAGAAGATAGAAAAGGACTAAAGGTGAAGGGTCGCCTTGCTATGGGTACACAGAAAGGCAAAGAAGTTTATGAATTAATGAAAATGGGTGCGATAGATGGTTTATCTATTGGCTACAGAGTTTCTCCAAAAGGCGCACACTACGATGAAAAGGGCAAAAGACGAATGCTCAAAGAAGTAGACTTGATGGAGATTTCTGCTGTTACTTTTCCAATGAATCCTCGCGCAAGGATACAGGCGGTAAAGGGTAGCGGCAAATCGGTTCGTGAATGGGAAGTGATTCTGCGAGAGGCAGGGGAGCTTTCCAGAAGTGAATCGAAGGTGGCGGCAAATGCTGTCCACAAGGCTTTAGATCAGCGAGAGGTTGACAATGAGCAAACAGATGTAATCAAGCAGATTGCTAATTTAACTAAAATCCTAAAAGGAGACTGAAGATGTCAGAAGATGTCAAAAATGCAGTCGAGGGCATGGCAAAAGCATTTGAAGAGTTCAAATCAACCAATGACGCTCGATTAGCAGAAATTGAAAAAAAGGGTTCATCAGACCCACTCGTAGAAGAGAAAATCAAAAATATTGAGGCAGACCTTGATAGATTTGAAGATATAAACCAGAAACTAACTCTACAGCAACAAGAATCAAAGAAAGTCGAAGAAAAGTTGACTGAATTTGAAACTATGTTGAAGAGACCAGAAGCAGGTTTACAAGCACCACAAGTTGATATGTCAACCAAGGCGTTTGAAAAATGGTTACGCAAAGGCAAAGAAAACATGGATGTTGATGAGGTAAAGGCACTTACAGTGTCAGACGATACATCAGCAGGTTTTCTTGCACCACCAGAATATGTTCGTGAACTTATCAAAACATTGACTGAAGTTTCACCCATGAGAACAATTGCAAGGGTAAGACAAACAACACAGAAGTCAGTGCAGATACCATCACGCACAGCAACTTTTGCGGCACAATTCGTTGCAGAAACAGGCACACGTTCTGAGACAACAGGATATACAACTCAGTTAGAAGAGATTCCAACACATGAGTTATATGCGCTTGTTGATATTTCTGAGCAAGAGCTTGAGGATTCTGTATTCAATCTTGAAGCAGAGATGCAACAGGAGTTTGCAGATCAATTTGCAAAGGCTGAAGGTACATCCATGATTAGTGGAAATGCAGTCGGTAAACCAGAGGGCATTCTAACAAATTCAAGTGTTGGAACAACAAACTCTGGAGACAACAGCTTGTTGAAAGCAGATGGTTTAATTGACCTAGTTCATGCAGTGAAAAGTCCATATGGGGCAAATGGTACATTTATTTTCAATCGTACTACCTTGGCGGCTATTCGTAAGTTGAAAGACACAGCAGGGCAGTATGTTTTTCAAGCAGGTATGATGCTTACAGCAGGTGTGCCAAACACAATTCTTGGCTATCCATATGTAGAGATGCCAGATATGCCAGATGTTGCAGGTTCAGCAAAACCAGTTGCATTCGGTGATTTTAGTCGTGGATACATGGTCGTTGATCGTGTGGCTTTATCGGTATTGCGTGATCCATTTACTCAAGCAACAAGTGGCACAGTTCGTTATGTTGCAAGACGTAGAGTTGGTGGTCAGGTAATTCTAGCTGAAGCACTCCGCACCCAAACAATCTCAGCATAAGGGAGAGTGATATGAAAGACTTATCTAACTCAATAGCAACCGCACTTTCTCACAAAAGTGCAGTCACAACAGCCGCATCAAATGGAACAGGGGTTGATCTTCAAGGGTATGAAGGCGCAACAGTTCTTGTAACGATTGGTGCAGAAGGCGATACTTTATCAGGTTCTGTTTTCTTTGAAATTGGTTTAGAGCATTCTGATGATAACGCTACTTATACAGATGCTACTCAAAGTGACATCGTTGATGGTACGATTGCTTCAGATGGAGTGTTTTTGAAAATTGATGGAACAGGAACAGCAGGCACAGCAGGTAATCCAGATTCAACTGGATCAACCTATCGTGTAGGTTACATCGGTGGGAAAAGGTATATCCGAACCACTATTGCCAAGACAGGTTCACACTCAAACGGTACACCATTAGGTACTACTGTAATCAAGAGTCATGCTCGTCATACTGGCGATAATGCCTTTGATGTTCATAACGCATAAATAAACAGGGGCAGGGGAAACTCTGCCCTTTTTTTCGGAGAATATCATGACAGTAAAAATGCTTGTCTCAACATTAGGCGCATCAAACGAACATGGATCAGAAGTTCGTATGTATGAAGCAGGAGAAGAAATAATTATAGATAAACCTTGGAAACAGGCGTTAGTCGCTAATTTCATAGGCGCAGGGGTGGCTGAAGAAACAAAAGTAGTAAAACCTACCGAAACAAAGGCAAAGCCACGTAAAAGGGCTAGAAACGCAGATGGTACTTTAAAGGGAGATGATCCATCAACGCCAGATGTTAATGAGGCTTGGGAAACAAAATGACGGCAGGGAATTACTATCTCACTGTTGAACAAGGGGCAACTTTATCTTTGGTTATCACTTACAAAGATAGCGCAGGTTCAGCAATCAACTTATCTGGTTTTACAGCACGTATGCAGTTAAGGGATGAGATAGAAAGTTCATCAACCGTTTTAACGCTTACAACAGAAAATGGACGCATTGCGTTGGGCGGTGCAAATGGAACAATTACACTCACAGTTGCGGCAACTGATACAGCAAATCTTACGGCAGGTGATGGTGTGTATGATTTAGAATTAGTATCAGGTGGCGGTGTTGTAACAAGGTTAATAGAAGGTGCTTATTCTATCGTCAGAGAGGTCACAAGATGAACGATGTGATACTTACAGGGCAAACAAACTCTATAGCCGTATCAGGTGGGAACACTGTTGAAATAGCACAAACACTTAACTCAGTAACTATTGCAGACTCAACATCAGTAACAGTTCAAGAAACAGCCAATACAGTCTCTATTGCAGATGTAGCTTTGAATGTAGAAATTATATCAACAAATATCGATGTGGTTTCAGTTGGCACACAAGGACCACAAGGACCAAGCGGAACAGCAACTATTGGTGGAAAAGATTTGCCAACTTCAGCACCATCAGATGGAGATATGATAAAATTCAGTTCATCGAGTGATGAGTTTGTTTACACCCAAGAAATAGATGCAGGAACATACTGATGGCAAACACTATCAAAATAAAACGAAATACTAGTGATTCAGATGCGCCCACAACTTCCAATATCGCTCAAGGGGAATTGGGGTTCACAGAAGCCACACAGATTTTATTTTATAGAGATGCTTCAGATAATATACGAAAGATAGGTGGTGAGGGTGCTTTTCTGCGAAGTGATACAAATGACACATTCAATGGTAATCTAACCATTACAGGTAACCTTGATGTTCAAGGCACAACCACAACTATTGATTCCACAACAGTCAGCATTACAGACCCATTTATCAAACTATCAAAAGATAACACTGGAAATAGTGTTGATATAGGTTTCTATGGCAAATATGTAGAATCAGCAACAACCAAGTTTGCAGGTATAG